TGCCGTCCTCAAGCAGCGGCCAGGGACGATGTTCGACATCGTTGGCGACGGCGCCGACCGCGCCGATCTGGAGGCTCTGGCTCGCTCGCTCGGCATCGCCGGCAGCGTCCAGTTTCACGGCTTCGTGCCCTACGACCGCTTGCCCGATTTCTACGGCCGTGCCGCCGTGTTTCTCTTGACCTCCGGTTATGAGGGATTGGCTCGGGTGCTTGTCGAGGCACAACTCCATGAGGTTCCGTGCATCGCCACGCGCGTCAGCGGCGCCGAAGATGCTATCGAGCACGGACGAACCGGCTTCGTCCATGACATCGGAGACATCCGTGGCATGGCCGAAAGCGTCGCCCGGTTGCTCGACGACCGCGACACCAACATGCGCATGGGTCGCGAAGGGGCCGCGCTGATGCGCGAGCGATTCGAACCAAACGCGCTCGCTCGGCAATGGATGATGCTCCTGCTGTCGGCTGCGGAGCGCGGATCAGAGACCTAGTATCTCGTCGCGACGCTCAGGCGTGATCAGCCCCTTCGACACAAGGGCGGCCAGGCCATCCACCGTCCGCGGATCATCGAGATCGACTTCCTGGGCGCCGGTGGCTTTGACCAGCCACAAGTTCACCGATGCGTCGCTCTGCGCCGCTGTGGCGATTGCGAGCTGTTCATCGGCCGTGAAGCGCTCGATGAAGGCGAGCGCGGTCATGACGCGCGGTGGTAGTGGAGGCGCCTCTGGATCATGCGCCGCCAGAACGGCCATCACCTTGTCGCGCTCCTGCTGTGAGACTTCGGGGTGAAACTCGATGACGCCTGTCTCACAGTTCCACGTGAACCGGCGGTCGACGACGCCAGCCGCGTCTAGCTCCTTAGAAAACGTGTCGCCGTTGATGCGCGTCATGATCTCACCCCTGGATTGTCCCATGCACTTGCACGTGGAACGTGCCGGTATTGCCGCTCACCCAACCCAGCGGCGTGATGTAGTGATAGCCCTCGGCCAGAAGGACGGCATACCCTGCACTCTGTGGCTCGGGACCGTTGGGGGTCGGCGACTGCGCCTGCGTGGAAACACCGACGCCGGCGCCATCCACCCCAACTTGAACCATCGAGGAGAACCCGGCGGCACTGTTCTGGGAGCGGCCCGAAAGATGGATTGATACGGCCTCGTCGCCCCAAGTCAGGAACTCGGCGCGTGCCGCGGTCGTCAGCTCGACCGGGCTGGTCGATGTCGTCGTCTGCCCGTTCGTGCTCGCACCGACAATCGGCTTGGCGCGCCGGTTGAAGTAGCTCAACACGAACCGCTGCGAGTCGGTGTCGACCCACGCCGGACCGGCAATAACGCGCCCTTTGCCGACAAGCGTACGCCTCGGATCACCAGCCTTGGTCTTGTGTCCATACGTGCTGTCGTCGACCGCCGCTATAGGCGCAGCCTCCAGCTTCATCACGCCGGAGTCCATGTAGGCGTAGATGTTGTAAGTCGTGTCTGGGGTCAGACCGGTCGGCGGCAACGTGACGCCTTCCTCCGGAATCACGTACACCGCGCCGTCGATGAAGAGCGTGTTGCCGTTGCACCGCTTCAGAACGAGATTTGCCCCCGACTTTTCAAGGCGGCATTGTCCCTGTACGGCGAGATGATTGACCAATGCCTCGTCGATCAACTTCGCAATCGCCGCCGCGAGCTGCGTCAGGTCGTTGCCATCCGGATCGAGGCCCGCCTCCTGGATCACATTCATGATCTCGCGTTGCGGATGCTCGATCGCAGCGGCCGGCACGAGCGACCCTTCGATGCCCGCCGCCGGGTTGGCGTCGACGTATGGGGCGCCGTCCGCAGCGCCGATCGGTGGTACGTATTTCATGAATTAAGCCCCCTCGTAGGCGAAGATCACTTCGGTGTGGCGTGTATCGAGGCGCCGGAAGATGCACTCGAGATCCTCGGCGCGCCGGATGGCGCCGAGGCGATCGCCGCAGCGCGCGGTGCCCGCGCGAAACCAGGCGACGCGAGGTTCGGGCACGTGGACGCGCCAATAGAATCGCACCGTTGCGGGACCGTTCAGCGCGTCGCCGCAGCGGCTTCGACCGGACATGAACGGGCGGAACTCTTCGATCGTCACGCCCTGGTAGCCGATCCGTTCGGCGACGCTGAGATAGAACGCGCGCGACTGGTCACCGATCGTCGTGAGATGCTGCACGAGCCGGTTTCGACGCTCCTCAAGCGTGCTCGCGGCCGGCATGCAGGGATCAGGCAAACCAGCGACGCGCTCCCAATCGGGCAGCAACTCCCGCGCCGTTCGCGGATCCGCCTCGTTCAGCAGATCATCCGCGCGCGCATCGATGCGTGCGAGCTCCGCCGCCCAGGCCGACAGGATCCGCGTGAGGTTGGCATCGGGCTCGCGCGTCCAGGCCGGCCCAGGCGGCAACAACGCCTGGAGCTGTGCCAGATATGCCTGTTCGTTCATTGCCATGTGATGGCTCCGAGGACGGCGATCTCGCCGATCCCGCACACGAAGTCGTCCGCCGGGCTCAGCACGCTGTTGTCGCTCTCGCCGGCGGCGATCGAGACGGCTTCGCGGATCCGGCTCAGCAGAATCTTCCCGGCCGGCTTGCTGTCCCGGCGCAACAGATCCTTGAGCTCCGCCGTGACGGCGTCGCGGACGGCCTGCGTGTTCGGTTCGAGCCGAATGGTGAGGTCGAGCGGCTTCGGGATCGGCGCCACGACGAAGACGTCGGCCGTGTGCGGCCGCACGCCCGGCTCATCGATGTGCGCCTGCACCGCGGCGACTTCCGCGGGCGACGGGATGATGGTGTCGGGCTTGTCGTCCATGACGAACCGCACCGTCACCGTGCCGACGCCCATCTCGCGGGTAACCCAGACGCGCGTGACGCCGGGGACCTCTTTGGCCCATCGAACATAGTCGTCTTCGTTGCCGCCCTGCGGTGGCTTGCGAATGCGCTCGACCAGGCGCGCGCGCAGGCTCTCGTCGTCTTCGTCGTCGAAGCCGCCCGTCAGCCCGCCGGCCGCAACGGCTGCCTGGCTATTTACGCCGGCGACCGGCGACAGGAAGTTGAGCTTGACGCCCTCCGCCGCGTTCCCGGCGGCCCCAGCGGCCGTTGCAGTGACCATTGCCTGCACGGCGCCGCCGGCAATGATCACCTCGGCGTCAGTTGCGTACTCGACGCCGTCCGCGCGTCGCAGGAGCGTGCCGGCCGGTATGATGGCGCCGTTAGAGCCCGTGATCGTCACCTGGCCCTTGGCAAAGCTCGCCGGGCGGCGCACGACGTTCCACCACGCGGCGTGCCGCGCGAGGATCTCGGCGTCGGCCGTGTCGGGCAGGATCTGCCGGGAGAGCCACTCGAGGAAGCCATAGAGGCCATGCGCGCTGCCCGCGTTGACGCGGGCCAGCACGTTGAGGGCCGAGTTGCGGAGCCGCGCATCGCCGCCCGGAAAGCGGGTATCGACATCCGCTTCGTTGCGCGCGATCAGTTCCTGGAGGCTGGGTCGATTAAACGGCATGGGTTGCCCACACGTACTCGAACTGCTCGTGGTTGCGCGGCCGGTCGATCATGATTCGCAGGCCGAGCCAGCCCGCGCGGGGAATGAAGGCTTCGACCTGAACGGCGCGCGCGACGCCGTCGGCGATGAGCCACTGCAGCGCCTCGCGTGCGTACTCCTCGGCGCGGTGCAGCGTCTCCGCCGTCTGCTTCTCGCGCGACAGCAACCAAAGGCGCGAGCCGGTTCGGTGACCCGTCGCATCGGCCGCCTGCGGCGGCGGCACGAGATCGCCCCACCAGCCGCGACGATAGCGAGTGAGATTGCCCCCAGCGCTGCCGAACACGATCGTCTCGCCGGGCGCGCGCGTGTCGTCGGGCAGGAGGTCTTCGGGGCGCGCCCGCGCGTCGGTGAAAAGGCTGATGATGACGGCGGTGGCGAGGCCGTCATCGGTCGCGAGATCCGACGCGCCGAACGCGATATCCGACGTCAAGGTTTCGCCATCGAATGACAGCGCCAGATCGCTCATGCTCCACCTGTCGACTGGTTCGGGGTGCCGGTATTGCCGCCCTGCGCATCGGGATGCGTGTGCGAGTCGTAGACCTGGCGCATGTGGCTCATCGATCGGCCGCTGGAGTCGACGCGATCAATGATCTCGCCGGTGACTTCGAGCTGCGGCGCCTCGACGCGCATCTTGCCCGACGCCTTCACGACGAGCGTCGCGGTCTCGATCTCGATGGTTCGGCCGCGCTTGAGAACGATTTTGTCGCCCTCGTCGGTGTAGAGGGCGACCTCGCCCGGCTCCAGACCGCGCAGCCGATGGCGCGGATCGGCAACGACCAGCGCGACCGGATGATTGCCGCAGCCGCCGAGATACGCGACGACGGCTTGCGCGCCTTCGAGCGGGCGGAAGGTCAGGCCATAGGGCTGAAAATGCTCGACGTCATCGCGCAGCTCGCCCTGGCGCATGCCGACCTGGACGAGTTGAAAACCGCCCGCGTCGTTGATGGCGCGCAGAACCGCGCGACTCAGCATGGTCGCGACGCGCGCGCTGAGCGGCGCGATCAGCCGGCGGAGCTGCGTCATAGCGTCCATGACACCGTCTCCTCCGGCAGCGGGATCAGATCGAACGCTTCGCGCCGCGTCACGGCGATGCGCGCCTCGGTGCCCCGGCTGTCGAGCGTGAACTCGACTTCGGCAATCAGCATCTCATCGTCGATGGCGAGATAGGCGTCGCGGACATGGACGAGCGCGTTCGGCTGCCACAGCCGACCCGCGGCGCGCCAACCCTGAACCGTGTACGTTGCGCGCCGCGAGCGCCCGAAGCGGAGGTTCGCCTCCCAGCGCGCGCGCGTCGCGAAGCTCGCCTCGTCGCCGGCATCCTCGGCCAGAACGATGAGCGGCCGATACCGACCCACCTTCGTATCCTTGGCGCGCCCGGACGGCGCGACGACCGCATCGGCACTCACAAGATCAACGCCAGGGCGCTGACCCTTGACGATGTAATCGGAGAACCGCTCCGTGTCGTCGAACGCGCCCTCGGCCGACTTGACATTCTTGCCCAAAACGAGCGCCGCCGGCGCCCGCGTCGCGCCGGCGCGCACGATCTTGATCCCGCCCAGGCCGTCGCTCATGCGCAGCACGCCGCGGTGCCGGCACATGCGCTCGATCGCGGCACCGACCGTCTCGCCGTCGTTGAGGCGGAAATACGCAAAGGGCTTGCCCGTATCCGTCTCGGCGCGAACGGGCACTTTGAAGGGCGTGCAAAGATCGTTCGCGATCTCTTCGAGGCGGCGACCGCGCCACTCGCCCGGCTCATGCACGGCGGAGCAATCGACGATGTCGCCGGCGGCATCGCGGCCCGCGATGTAGATCCGGTGACTCTGATCCGTATAGCTCGACCTCACGGCGTCGACGTAGCCGGTGATGACCGTGTCCTGGCCGATGCGCACACGGCACGCCGCGCCCGTGCGCACGAGCTGGCGATCGGGCTGGCCGGGCCATCGCTCCGAGACCTCAAGCTCGAAGCCGCCGGCAAAATTCTCGATGGAGCGGCGGATAACGACGCGGGTCCAGCCGCCGAAGGCGCGGCCAGCGATCTCCAGCGATACCAGGTCGGCCGTCTCAGGCATCGGCGATGACCTCGATCTCGCGGCCGCCCGGCACGAAGCCGGGATGCGCGATCCGGTTGCGCCGCGTGATGTCGTCGGCGCGCGCGGCGACGATGGCGGGATCGTCGCCATAGATCTGCCACGCCATGGTGAGCGCGGGCCGGGTCGCCGGTGACGCGATGCGGGCAAGGCGCGACAGATCCGCGCCCCGCGTCGTGATGTCGCGAATGCTGGCCGCGCGCAGGGACTCGAGCGCGCGATAGCTGTCGTCCTCGCCGGCGTCGCCGGCACGGATCATTTCATCGTCGAGACGCTGGGCGAGGTCGCGCCGATAGGCGATCGCTTCGTCGCGGTGCTCGAACTCGATGTCGGCCGTCTGGCGCGCTTCCTCGATCAGCGCACCGCGGCGAACGAGGTCGGCGATCGCCGCCTGGTTCTCGGCTTGTCGTTGCCGGTTCGCCGTCGTGAGCGGAACGGCCGGGAGCGTCGATCCCCAGCTCCCGATGGAGCGATAGGCGCGCACGCCGTCGCGCGGCGACGCGAACAACGGGCCCAGGCCGCCAAGAAGGCCCATGACGCGCCTGCCCAACGTCTCCGGTGCGCCCACCAGCGTCGTCAGGTCGTTACGAAACGACGCCAGCTCACGGTCGAAGCCGGGCACGGCCGGCCCGCCGAGTGCCAGATGCGGCGCGCCGCCGCGCACCCAGTCCGCAACCTGGCCCAGCAGGTCGATCGCCGCCTCGCCGACGAAAGAGGGTTGCTTGTCGGTCGAGAATCGCCGCGCGAAGTCGTCGACGACGGCGTCGCCCGCGTTCGTCGCCGCGTCGCGCACCGGAACGCGCGTGTCCAGGACGCCGGCCGGATAGCGGTTTTCGCCGGCGAGGATGAAGGTGAGCGTGAAGCGGGCGGATCCGCCTTCCTTCGTCGAGAAGCGGCGCTTGCAGCCGAGGCAGAACACCTGCATCGCGCCGAGCCAGGGATGAATGAGCTCGGCCGGTCCCGGTTCGCCGCAGGCGCGGTAGAGCTGGTCGGCGCGTGCGAGATAGTCGGCGCCGATGACCATCGCCTCGATCGTGAAGGGTTCGGACTTGCGCCCGAGATCCTCGACGTAAGCGTCGTCGCGCTGCGGATAGCGGTGGATCTCGGCGCGCCGGCCCGTCTCGTCTTCGGCTTCGAGCGCAACAAGGAACGGAACGCCGCGGTAGCTGCCGGGCCGCATCTCGCTGAGCGCGCTCATGGCATCACCATGGTCGGCCCAAGGTCGACGCCGATATCAGGTCCGGCGCCGTTGCTCGACAGGCGCTCGACACGGGTGCCCGGCGGCGCGTCGACGAACCGCACGACGAGTTCGCCTTCGAATGGCTGCGCACCTGGTCCCAGGGCCGGCGCAACGCCAGGTGCACTGGCCGGCGGTGTGGCAAGCGCCGGCACCGACGCCGCGACTGGTGGCGCCGCGCCCGCGACGGCCGCGTCGAAGCCCAGACGCCGCCGCACGAAATCAGGCAGGACGCCGGCGATCGCCTGAACCTGCTCTCCGATCCATTGCGCGATGCCGCCCCAGACCCGCCGGATCGACTCGACGGCGCCGGTGACGACGCCGACGATCCCGTCGAACAGACCGGTGAAGAAGCCGCTGATCGGCTCCCAATTGCGGTAGATGAGATACGCGGCGCCGGCGAGCGCGGTCACGGCGGCAATCGTTGCGCCGATGGGATTCGCAGCGAGGACCAGGTTGAACGCGGCCATCGCGCCTTGGCCCGCGCGAAGGGCCGTGACGAAGTTGCCGATCGCGGCGACGACCGGGGCGAAGGCGAGCGCGCCGAGCCTGAGCGCCACGCCGCCAAGACTCGTGCCGAACAACGCTGCGGCAAGGGTGACGTTCGCGAGCGCGCCGATCAGCGGACCGCCGAGATAGAGACCGACGGCGACGGCCGCCGTCTCCGCGTAGCCGAAGGTTTCACCGGCCCAGCGCAGCGCTTCGACGACGCCCTGAAATCCGGTGGCGACGTTGCGCGCGCCTTCGACCAGATCCGGCAGGGCGTCGACGACGCGTTCCACGAACTCGCCGACCTTGACGGCGATGAGCTCGCGGTTGGCGGCGACCCATTCGGTCAGGCGCACCACCAGCGGCTGTATGACGGGTATGAGAACGGAGCCGATGGAGAGGCCGACCGTGCGCACGACCTGCCCCAGGACATCGAGGTGATCGCCGAACTCCTCCGCCTGCTCGATCTTATCCTGCGACATGACGAGCCCGAGCCGCTCCGCCTCGTCGCCCATGCGCCGAATCGCGGCCGCACCCTGGTTCAGAAGCGGGATCATCCTGGCCCCGCTTTGCCCCAGCAGCGTCTGCGCGACCTTGACCTTCTCCTCCTCCTTGCTCGATCGGGCGAAGGCATCGGCGAGCTCGAGGAAGAGCTCGTCCGTGCCCTTGATCTGGCCGCGTGCATCGCGCACGGAGACGCCGGCCGCGCGGAACCACGTCGCCATCTCTTCCGAGCCGTTCGCGGCCGCCACTGCATTTGCGGCGAGGAACCGCATCGCGTCAGCGAACTGTTCGACCTGAACGGCATTTTGGGACGCAGCGAATGCGTGGCGCTGGAACGCCGCGGTCGACATGCCGAGTCGCTGCGAGGCCATGAGGACTTGCTCGCCATACTCGGCCGTCATCTTCTTGAGGCCCAGGAGGCCGCCACCGCCGAGGCCCGCGATCGTCCCGAGACGGAGCGCGAGATTGCCGGCCTCCTGCCACGCGTTGCGCAGCGCGCCGCCCAGCGCATTGGCGCGCGTGGCGACGGTGTTGAGCCCGACCTCGGCCGCGAGCCGGCCCAGCGCGGCGCCCACGGCGCGCGGGCCGGCGGTGAGGCCGTTGATCGCCTGGTTGATCCGGCGGATCGGCGCCGTCGCCTCGTCGACAGCGGAGACGATCAGAGAGAGCTTGAGCGTGGACGCCATGGACCCCTATGCGCGCCGCAGGAAGCGTTGCGCCTGCCGGTGCAGGAAGAGCAGGCGCCCGCGCGTCAACCGGCCGATGTCGTCGGGCCCGAACCGGAAGACGGCGGCGATTTCGCCGCAGAAGTCCCTCCATTGTTCGGGCCACCCGATAAAAAAGGCTCGATCAGCTTGTTGAGCCGCGCAAAGTCGCCGGCGCTCATCGCCTTGATCGACGATGGAGGCACGTTGGCGAGCGCGGCGATGATATGGATGCTCTTGCCGACCTCGCCCTTGGCTTCGTCGGCCGCCATCAGATCGCCGGCGGTGACTTCCTCGCGGATCTCCAGCTCGTGTACGACGGCGCCTTCCACGCCGATCGGCTTCGTCAGTCGGAACTTCACGACAAGGCACTCCTCTGCTCCGTGCACTGCCGCGCGTGGATCAGCAGCTTGAACTGCCCTTGCTGACCCTGCAGGTCGGTGACCTGAGCGACCCAGGCGTTCGACAAGATGAACACCGGGCCGCTGTCGCATTCGAAGGTGCACGTGGTGTCGACGATGTCGTAGAGCTCCTTGAGGCTGACGTCGGCGCCGTGCGACACCTGGCACTCGACTTCGGGCACAAGCGCCTCCTCGGTGAAGCCGTACGGCTGATTGCCGACGACGGGATTGCGCTGATTCCCCATCGCGTTTCGGAGTGTCGCGCCCGGCATGCTCTGGATGAGCTTGCCGCCGAGGCGGATATAGACTTTCCCGGTGCGCTGATTGGACATTGGTCCTCCTTACAGCCGGAACTGGAGCAGGCCCGCGAACACGCGGAACTGGTTGACGATGTCGGGCGGGATCACGGCGTTGACCCGGTTCGGATCGTTCGGATCGCGCTCGACGCGCAGATCCTGCATGAACTGCTCGATGTTCTCCGCAAGGCCCGCGGCCTCCCATTCGCGGAACAGCGCGATCAGCTCGTGCCGCAGATCCTTCGGGCGCGCGACGGTGAGGCCGCCCGGATGGTCGTCGCCGGCGAGCTTCATCCGCGGGAAGCGCAGCGCGATTCGCGTGCGTACGGAAAAGCGCAGATACGCGACCGTGCGCAGCGTCTCGACGTCGAGATAGGACGGGTCCGGCGCGCCGAAGGCATTCGTCTTGTAGGTCGTGATCAGGCGCTCGATGCGGACGATTCCGCCTTCGTCGACCGTGCAGGTCGAAATGCCATGATGCAGGAGCGTGTCGCGCTCCTCGCGCGTGCGACGCTTCTCGTGCGCCGGCGGCAGGACGCCAGGCAGCGCGAGCGTCTGTCGCGGCCGGGCGGGGTCAGGCTCGAACGCATCGACCGCGCCGACCACCGCCGCCTTGATCCAGGGCGGCGTCGGTTCATTGCCGGCGTCAACGATCGTGACGTGCGGGCTGTTGCGGCTGTCGCCGAGCGTCTGCAGCGTCGCCACGGAACCGCGCGCCGCCGCGAAGGCATGGCCTTCCTTTGCCACCATCGCGCTGAAGCGGCGGGCAAGCTCATCTTCGATCGACGCCAGCGTTGCCGCAGACGTCCAGGGAAAGATGATCGTGTGGTACTGCTCGTCGCCCATCGCAGCGATCGTCGCCGCCAGGGAAGGATCGCCGGCGCCGTTCGCCATCGGCGTTATCGTCAGCGTCACGCCCGCCGGCGTGCGGTCGCCGGGGTAATAGTTGACCCGAACGTCGATCGCGTTTCCGAGCTCGCCCTTGTGACGCGCCGTGAGGACGATCTTGGTCGCGTCGACGCCATCGACGGCCGCCGTCACCGGAAGATCGCCGTTGGCGTTGATCGCGCTCGCCAGGGCAGCCGCGATCACGTCGCCCGCCTGTCCGGCAGTGACCCCGACCTGGACGAGAACGCCGGCGATGTACACGTTGAGCGTGCCCGCGGCCGTGGCCGGCCCGCCGATCTGGATCGAGCCGGTCGCCGCGACGCCGGCGTCATTGTCATCGACGCCGATCGCGTAGGTCTCGGTGAAGCTGTTGGCCTTGCGCAGCGCCTTCAGCATTTCGGCCAACATCGAGCCTTTGCCGAAGAACTGGATCGCCTCGTCGATCGAGATGATCGGCGTGACGACGTTCTGGGCGACGGTGCCCGTGCTGAGCCGCTGACCGAGCACCAGGATCTTATGCCGCTGCAGCGGCAGGCCGCGGAGCGCCCGGCTGTTGTCGATCTCGACATACTGTCCGGGCGTGCGGATATCGATGGGGATCTGCGAAAAGATGAAGCCGTCGAGCGGCATGGTCTAGCTCCTCAGTTGCCCTTGGCCTTCGTCTTCGGTGCTTCGGCGGAGATCGCGACGTCGCCGTCGGCGAACCGCCGGTACCAGTACGGGTGCTCGTCGACGAGCTCACCTTCGCGCTTGAGCTCGGTCTTGCCGTCTGGATGGCGGACGGGCGCGGCCGTCGTCGGCTTCACGAAGATCTTGCTCAACTCGTGCCTCCTCAGCTCTGCGGCAGTGACACGCTGTCTTCGGCATCGCGCCTGTCGGCGGCGAGCGGCAGCGGATCGTTGGGTTGCGTGGTGAAAACCGGGATGTCCCAATCGGCATGAAAGGTGACGAAATTGCCGATCGGCTGCGTCGCGTCCGGCGGCGCAATTTCTTCGACGAAGCGGCAGGTGAACTCCTGCGACATGATCGAAAGACGCTGGTTCTGGAACCTGCCGTTGAAAAGCTGGCGGCACGCGCCCGGATAAAGGGGGCGCGACAGATCAAGGTCGAGCTTCTGTCCGGCGAGCAGCTCGCGCGCGTCGCGGACCATCTGGTAGGTGCCGATCTCGGTGCCGGCGCCTTGACGCTGCGCCGCTTCGTTGCGGTAATTCTTTGCGATCGCCATGACGGCGAAGATGGGCTCATACTCCCACCTGTTCGCGCCGGCGTCGGTCGGCGCCGGGCAGCCGACAAATGCGACCACGAAGCACGGGAATTGCTTGACGATCTCGGCAAGCGACGCCGGATTGTCGAACTCGCCGCCATAGCTTGCGACGGCGCGCACGTATCCGCCGAGCGCTGCGCGGTTGTCCCAGATCCGCTTGAGGATCGCGTTTTCGATCGCGCCGATCATCGCAGCGCTCCCGTCAGGTAGTCGCCGAGGATGGCGTCGATCTCTTTCTCGTCATCGCTCGACAGCCCGAGATACGGGCGCGCCGGAAGCCTGGTCTTGCGGCCCCGGCCGGCGTTGCCGCCGAGCTGATGAATGGCGGCATAGATCACGTTCGTGCCGACCTCGACCTCGCGCCGGCCCGCCTTCGAGGTGATGCTTGCGCGCAGGCGGCCGCTGTCGATGAGCGTCTGCCCATCCTCCTCGATCGCGCGGCGCGACGGCTCCCACGCCGTGCCGTCCGGCGCGCGGCCTTTCTCGAAGCGGTCGAGCGTTGACGTGATCAGCATGGAGCCGATCTCGTCCATCGCCGGCGTGAGGTCGCCGAGACGCAGGATGAGCGAGTTGAAGCGATCCTTGATCGCTTCGGCACCCCGCAGATCGACATGGAGCGCAACGCCGGACATCAGAAGCCCGACAGCCTGCCGCGGGAGAACATGGGATCCGGGCCCGAAAACTCGACGCCAGCGCCGGGCGGCCGCGTTTCCGCGACCTCCGCGCCGGCCACCTGGAGAACGAGCGTGCCGTCTGCAATGTCCTTGAGCCGGCGCAGCGCATCCTCGTAGTTCTTGCGGACGAGCTCGGGCGGCTCGTGCACATGGAGCCGATATCGCGCGATGTCGCTCGCGATCGCGATCAGGATTGCCGGGACCGGCGCCGCGACGGGCACGGCGTAGCGCCCG